GGCGGCATCACCGAATGGATGCACACCCTGCGCAACGGCAAGCAGCAAAAGCGCAAGAAAGCCTGGAGCGCCAGCTCCATCACCGGTCGCCGTCGGTCTGCCACCCAGACCGTCCCCGCCAAACCCTTTTTGCGCCCGGCCTATGAAGCCAAGCGCGAAGCCGCCGCCAAGATGATCGCGGACACCCTGCGCACGGAACTCCTCAAGGCCCGCTGATGATCGCTGACGAACTTTATACGGCCCTCTCCGCAGTGGTCGGGGGACGGGTTTACCCGCGCCTGGCGCCGCAAGCTGCCGCTGCACCCTACATCGTCTATTGGCACGTCGCCATTGGCGAGGATGCGGCCTATCCGATCGGCGTCGGCTACAACCGTTATCGCATCCAGGTTGAAGCCTATGCCGCCAGCTATGCCGCCATCGTCACCCTGCGCGGCCAGATCCATACCGCCATCCAAGCCATGCCAGAACTCATCGAAACCGGCATCGACTTCGAATCCGAACCCGACCCCGACACCGGCCACTTCGGCTGGGTCTTCGATTTCACATTCCGCCTGCGCGGCTGAGCGCAAACACCCTGAAAGGAAAACATCATGGCACTGAAAATGCGTAAGGCCGTCCTGCTGGCCAAATCCGAAGCCGCCTACGGCACCGATCCCGTACCGACCGGCGCGGCCAACGCCATCCTGGTGCGCAACTTGAGCATCACCCCGCTCGAATCCGAGTTTGTCGGCCGCGACCTGATCCGCCCCTACTTCGGCAGTTCAGAGCAGTTGCTGGTTGGAACGCACGTCAAGATTGATTTTGAAATCGAACTGGCTGGCAGCGGCACCGCCGGCACGCCGCCGGCCTGGGCGCCGGTGCTCAAGGCGTGCGGATTCACCGAAGCCGATACCGCCAGCGACGATACCTACACGCCGAATTCAAATTCGACCTTCGTGGCCGGCGATAGCGTCACGCTTTATTACAACCTGGACGGTGTGCTGCACAAGATAACCGGTGCGCGCGGCGACGTCAGCTTCGAGCTCACCGCCAAACAGATCCCGGTGATGAAGTTCAGCTTCACCGGCCTTTATGTCGCCGTGACCGACGCCGCCGCGCCGACGCCGGTCTATACCGCCTTCATGGCGCCCAAGCCGGTAGACACAACCTGGACGCCCACCGGCACGTTGCACGGCATTAGTCCGGTCATCTCTGGCATCAGCATCGCCATGAACAACGCTGTCGCTTACCGCAAATTGATTGGCAGCGAATCAGTCATCATCACCGACCGCAAGCCCAGCGGCCAGATCACCTTCGAAGCCGGCCTGGTCGCCACCAAGGACTGGTGGACCGCCGCGCGCAATGCCGCGCTGGCTGCGCTGCAGATTGTCCACGGCACCGTCGCCGGAAACATCATCCAGATCGACGCCCCCAAGGTGCAGATCGGAGCGCCGCAGTATCAGGATCAGGACGGCATCGCCATGTTGCAATGCGATCTGACCTTCACGCCCAACGCCGGCAACGACGAAATCAGCATTGTGGCCAAGTAATCATGTTCAAACTTGATCTCTCCCCCACCTACACCTTGCCCGTCACCATCCAGGTTCGCGGCGCAGACGGCAGCCATACCGCCGGCACGATTCAAGCCGAGTTGCTGCGCATGGGGCCGGATGATTTCGAGGCCTACCACGCGCAAATCCGTGCTCAGAACCTGAGCGATCAGGATGTGACCCGGCATGTGCTCAAGGGATGGACCGACCTGGTCGACGCCGCACGTGTTCCGATTCCCTATTCAGACACCGCGCGGGATGCGCTGATCGCGCAGGTGACCGGCGCCGCCACCGCCATTGCCCGGGCCTGGCACGAATCGGTGCTGGAGGATGTAAGAAAAAACTTGTATCCGCCGGACGCCGATGGGCGGGCGGCGGTGGAGACGACAGCGGAGACAGCTTCGGCGTAGACAGCGACAGCATCGTAGCGCTGCAGGCCATGGGCGCACCGCCTGAAGTGCTGGCATGCGCACGTGCCGATGCGCGCAGGCGTGCCGAGTTCAGCGTCCTGCCCTGCAACTTGGAAGCGGTCAGTGTTTTCTGGGCGCTGTCCACGCAATGGCGAGTCGCCAGCGGCATGGCCGGCGCCGCCCGCCTCGGGCTGGATTACACCGCCATCCCCACCACCCTGCGCATGTTGCAGATTCCCCGCCCGCGCTGGCCGGCGGTGTTTGACGCCCTGCGCGTCATGGAACTCGCCGCGCTGAAAGCGCAACGTGAAAAGGATCATTGATGAGCGCACTCGGTAGCCTGGTTGTCAGCCTCGCGCTGGATCACACCAACTTTTCCACTGGCCTGAGCAAAAGCGAGCACGACGCCAAGAAATCCGCCGATGCCATCGGCCGCCAGTTCACCGTATTGAAAGCCAGCTTTGCCAGTCTGACCGGCGTACTGGTCGGCGGCAGCTTCACCGCCTGGGTGAAATCCAGCATCGACGCCGCCGACAACATGCGCGATCTGGCTATTGCCACCGGAACCAACGTACAGGCGCTGGCCAGCTACGAGCTGGCCGCCAAACAGAGCGGCACGTCCATCGACGCCGTTGCTGCTGGCATGGGCAAGTTGACCCTGTTCATGGCCAAGAACTCCGAAGAGGCAAAACGCCTGGGTATCACCGCGCAAGACCCGGCACAGGCCATGACCCAGCTCGCCGCCGTGCTGGAAAAAGCCGCCACCCCGGCTGACCGCAACGCCATCGCCGCGCAAGTGCTGGGCAAAAGTTACCGCGAATTGATGCCGTTATTGGCGCAGGGCGAGTCCGCTCTGCGCGCGCAAACCGCCGCCGCCGAACCCTACGCCAAGAAGATGGCGGAAATGGCTGACAAGGCGGATGCGTTCAACGACAACATGGCCACGCTCGGCTTTAGCGTCAAAAGCCTTGGCATGTCGCTTGCCGGCCCGATCGTGACCGGCCTGAATCATGTGGTCACGCAATTCGAGGAAGGCGACAAAAAGGCCGGCAAACTGACCGGCACCGTTTACGGCCTGGCCGCCGCGTTCGAAGCCATGGCAAACGGCATGGGCCTGCTCAACACATTGGATAGCACCTATGAGCGCGGCCAGAAACAACTGGTCGATCTGCTCGGTGAGCGCACGGTGCTGGAGCGCCAACTCAAACAAGCCACCACGGGCGGAACCGGCAAGATCATGGACATGATCTTTGGCACACCGGCCGAACTGCGCGCCAAGATCGCCGACGTTGACAAGCTGATCAAGCTGACCCGCGACAATCTGGACTACATCGACAAGCATCCGCAAAAAAAGCCCGCTGCCAAAGCCGGCGGGGTGAAGTATGAGGATGAAGCGGCGGCGGCGGCTAAGGCCGATGCCGCCCAAAAAGCGGCGGTCAAGCGCGCGGCCGATACGATGAAATATGAATTTGATGCGGCGATGGAGGTCGAGAATTACCGCATCGATCAGGAAACCAAGCTCAAGCTGGCGCAGCGTGAAGCGGCCAGGCAGATTGCCGATACAGGGTTCGCGGGCGACAGCGAAACCATGGCCATGATCCGCGAGCAGGCCGCACAGATCAGCCAGTTCTACAGCCAGATCGCCAGCGGCGAGGATGTGACCGCCGCGTTCGAGGCCAGCCAGGCGCGCTTGAACAGCATCCGCACCCGCCTGGATGCCGAGGTCGGCATCGGATTGAAATCGCAAACGGCGGCGCAGATCGAACTGCGGCAGGAAACCGGGAAGTTGGGGGATGAACTGGCCTCGCGCCTGTTGCCGCGCCTGAACGATTTGATTGCCGTTGCGCCCGATGCGGAGACGCGCGAAAAATGGCGCGCGCTGTACGCTGAAATCGGTGGCATGCAGGCCACCGGCAAGCAGGTTGGTCCGTTCGCCGGGTTGCAGGCTGGTCTTACCGAATATGCGCAGACATCTACCGATACGTTTGCCACGGCGCGCGATGCAGCTACACGGGCATTCAAGGGTATGGAAGATTCATTGGCCAGCTTCGTCAAAACCGGCAAGCTGGATTTCAAGAGCCTGGCCGGCAGCATCATCGATGATCTGTTGCGGATTCAGTTGCGCGCCAGCATTACCGGGCCGCTGGCCTCGCTTTTCGGCAGCTTCGCGGGCGGCGGCACGCAAACGGCGGCGCCCATCGTCGATCACAGCTTTGCGTCCGGCGGCATCATGTCTGCGTCCGGTGCCTTGCCGCTGCACCGGTACGCGTCTGGCGGCATCGCCAACCGACCGCAATTGGCACTGTTTGGCGAGGGCCGAATGAATGAAGCCTTTGTGCCCTTGCCCGATGGTCGCCGCATCCCGGTAGCCATGAGCGGTGATGGCGGCGGCGTGTCGATTGTGCAGCACATCAGCATCGACAGCCGCAGCGACAAGGCCAGCATCATGCAGGCCATGCAGCAGGCCAAGAACGCCGCCGTGGCCGAGATCAACAACAGTCTGATGCGCGGCGGCCGCACGGCAAAATTGGCCGGGGTGGCCTGATGACGACACTGACCTGGCCCTCCACGCTGCCGCGCCCCGCCGGCCTGACGTTTTCGCTGAAGCCGAACACTCAGGTTTTTCAGTCGCCCCTGACCCAATCCACCCAAACATTGGAAATTCCCGGCGCGCGCTGGGTGGCCTCCATTACATGGACCGAACTGGTGCAGTCCGAAATCCGCACCTTGCGCGCCTTTCTGGCCCGTTTGCGCGGCCGCTCCGGCCGCCTGTATTTGTGGGACATGAGCCTGGAAACGCCCGCCGGCATTGCCACCGGCACACCCCTTGTCAACGGCGCTGCACAAACGGGTAGCACACTGACGACGGATGGCTGGACGATCAGCCAAACCGGCATCCTCAAGGCGGGGGATTACATCGGCGTAAACGGCGAACTGAAGGTCATCACTGCCGATGCGAACAGCAACGCCAGCGGCCAGGCCACGCTGACATTCGAGCCGCCGCTCCGGGCCAGCCCGGCCGATAACGCGGCGATCACGGTCAGCGCGCCGAAATGCACATTCCGCCTGGCCGATGATGATCAGGACACCATCCCGATTCAAGCCCCCTTGCGCGGCAGCATCACGCTGAATTTCGAGGAGGTGTTCGCATGAGCGGCCGCACCCTGACCACGGCGGTCGGCAATGCGCTGGCGACCGACAATGTTCCCGCGCTGATCCTGGTTTACCTCGACTTCCCGGACGGTGCGCTGCGCTGTTGCAACGCCGGCTACACCTTCAACTGGGGCGGCTACGACTGGCTCGGGCTGGGCAACCTGGGCCAGATCGACCTGATTGAAGAGGGCGCCGAACTCCAGATGTACGGTGTATCGATGACGCTTTCCGGCATCCCGACGGAAAACATCCAGCGCGCGCTCGGCCAACAATACCAGGGCCGCGCCTGCAAGGTCTGGCTGGCGCCGCTGAACAGCGATTACAGCATCCTTGCCGATCCCTTGCTGGCATTCAGCGGCCGCATGGACACGATGGACATCAGCCTGGGCGAGACCGCCAGCATCCGCATGACCGGCGAAAGCCGACTGACGGATTGGGAGCGCCCGCGCGTCCGTCGCTTCAACGATGAAGACCAGAAAGCGGAGTACCCCGGCGACAGAGGCTTTGAATTTGTCGCCGCGATGGTTGAAAAAAACCTGTTATGGGGCCGCGCATGAACCCACTCACCTTCCAGGCCGAACCGTTCGAATCCTGGCACCGGCAGGCCATCCCGCACATGCAGGCGCACTGGCGCGAGATCGCCTTGCACCAGGACCGCTTCCCGCTCAACCCGGATTGGGATCGCGGCATTGCGCTGGAGAAATCCGGCCAGCTTGCCGCCTATACCGCGCGCGATGACGGCCATTACCTGCAAGGCTATGCCGTGTTCATCGTCGGGCCGCATGTGCATTACAAGGATTGCATGCTGGCCAATGCCGATCTGTTCTACCTCAACCCGGACTACCGCAAAGGCACCACCGCCATGCGCTTCCTGCACTTCTGCGACGCGCACCTGGCCGCGCATTGGCATGTCCATCGCGTGATCCATCGCGTCAAATCCGCACATGACTGGTCGCCGATTCTGGCGCACATGGGTTATGCCGAGTCGGAGCGCGTGTTTGAACGGTTGGTGAACTGATGGCCATCTCCGCCGTTTCCGCCCTTGTTTCCGCCGGCATGCAGGCCCTTGTTTATGGGGCGGTAAATTGGGCGCTGGTCGCTACAACCTTTGTGCTATCGGCGATGAGCCGTGCGCTTGCGCCGAAAGCGCCCTCCTTGTCGAGCCAGTTGCGAGATCGAACAGAAGTTGTGCGCTCTGCGGTGGCGCCGCACCGGGTGGTGTATGGCGAAGTGCCCGTTTCCGGCCCGCTGGTTTTTGCCGCCAGCACCGGGACGGCCAATGAATATCTGCACCTGGTCATCGCGCTGACCGGCCACGAGTGCGAGGCCATGACCACGGTATGGTTTGGCGATGTCGAAGTCGGCACGTTGGACGGCAGCGGGAATGTGACCTCCGGCCAGTTCTCCGGCCTGGCGCGCATCAAGTATCACCTTGGCAGCCCCACACAAACCGCCGATAGCGATCTGGTCAGCGAGTGCGGTGCGCAGGGTTGGACCGTTGATCACCGGCTAAAGGGGCGCGGCTACATCTACGCGCGCCTCAAGTACGATGCCACGGCCTACCCGAACGGCATCCCCAATATCAAGGTGCTGGTCAAGGGCAAAAAGGTCTATGACCCGCGCACCACCACCACGGTCTGGTCCCGCAACTGGGCGTTGTGCGTGCGCGATTACCTCACTGCATCGTATGGCCTGCGCTGTGTGAGCGCCGATATCGACGATTCCGCCATCACGCTGGCTGCCAACATCAGCGATGAAGCCGTGCCGCTTGTCTCCGGAACGCAGGCGCGGTACACCTGCGACGGCGTGCTCGATCTGTCGCTGCGTCCCATCGACCATATCCGCAGTATGTTGAGCGGCGGCGCAGGCGCGCAAGTGTATTCGCAAGGTGTCTACCGCCTGTTTGCCGGCGCCTACATCACGCCGGTAGTCACGCTCACCGCCGACGATTTGCGCGGCACCCTTACCGTGCGCCCGCGTATCGCCCGCAAGAGTCTGTTTAACGCCGTGCGCGGCACCTTCGTTGACCCCGACAAATACTGGCAAGCCAGCGATTTCCCGCCGATGACCAATGCGACTTATGAGGCGCAGGACGGCGGAGAACAAATCTTCACCGATATCGAGCTGCCATTCACCATCGACAGCATCCGCGCCCAGCGCCTGGCAAAAATCCACCTGGAGAAATCGCGCCAGGGTATCACCGTCGATTTTCCGGCCAAACTCACCGCCGTCAAGGTGGCGGTGTGGGACGTGGTGCGCGTCACGCTCTCGCACTTGGGCTGGTCGGCCAAGGAATTCCGCGTCACCGGCTGGAAGATGGCCGCCGATGGGCTTGGCGTCGATCTGGTGTTGCAGGAGGAAAGTGCAGCGAGTTGGAACTGGGCCTATGGTGAAGCGACCATCGTCGATCCCGCGCCGGATACCGACCTGATCAGCCCGCTTGCTGTGCCGCCGCCTACTGGTCTGACCGTTTACAGCGGCGCCACGCACCAGATCGCCCAGGCCGACGGCATCAAGATTTGCCGGCTGTACGCCACCTGGACCGCCGCCGCCGATGCCACCATCCAGCACTACGAGATCCAGCACAAGCTGACCACCGACAGCGTCTACGCCAGTGCGGTGATGTCATCGGCTGTCCTGACGGCTTTCCTCGCGCCGGTGCAATCCGGCGCGTCGTACCATGTCCGCATTCGCGCCGTGCGGGCAAACGGTGCGATCAGCGCCTGGGCGGGGCCGGTCACCATTGCCGCCAGTTCTGATGCCAGCACCATCTCCGCCTCGGTTGCGTATGCCGACATCACCGGCACCAAACCGCCGGCAGACGCGGATAAAACATCAAGCAGCATCCAGTCCGGCATCACTGCCACCAGCGGCGGCATCACCTTCAGCGCCGGCGGCGCCATCAAGGGTGGACAGACTGACTACAACACCGGGACTGGATGGTTTCTTGGGTATTCGGGATCAGCTTTCAAATTCAGTATTGGCGATTCATCCGCCAATTATTTGGCTTGGGATGGAACCAACTTAAATGTTAAAGGCTTGATTAACGATTTGACTCAATATGCAGCAGGCGACGTAATTGCTGCAATACAAAATACAAATAACAATATGTCTGGAAGTGGCTATGTAAAGTTATTTGAATACATTATAAACAGGGGCGGAGCGCTAAGATTAAAATCAACCGTATTGGTCGCATCAGGGACAGGGTACTTTCAAATATATAGAAATGGCGCTGCAGTTGGCGTAGCACAGACAACGACATCAACTACTGGAGTTGAGTTGACTATGGACGTTTCAGGATGGTCATCCGGAGATAAGGTGCAGTTTTATTTCAAACACAGCTCAACCGGAACGGTTTATGCAAGCATTCCAAAAATATGTTGCAGCAACAGTTCTTTTGCTGGTGGGTGGATTCAATGATTCCTGTAATGATATTGTTTTTGCTAGCGCCCCAACAAATACCCGTTGTCGATCAAATACAATTCAGGGATATGCCAAGCTGTGAACGCGAGTCGCGTGCAATTGAAAATTCAATGCGTGATTTTACAAATAAAGAAATGGTTGTTCGCGCATTGTGCATTGATCGAAGTGTTGATAAGCAATAAGCGATGAACATCCAGCCGTTGCTCGCCATAGACCAGGCCATCAACACCCTGATTTACATCGAGGGCGATGGCTGGGGCATGGCCGACGAAACCCTGAGCGCCCGCGCTTGGCGCTGCCACCTGCAAGGCCTGATTTCTGATCGCGCCTATCTCGCAATCGATGCGCTGTTCTTCTGGCAGCCGAACCACTGCTATCAGGCATGGCGCAGCGAGTGGGATCGCGCCCAATACCCAAAACACTACCAATCAGAGAGGACCGCATGACTGAACATCAGAAAACGCAGGCGGAAATGGAAGACGAGCGCCGAAACCGCGCGCTGACCGATGACGATGTAAAAGCCCTGGCCGATGAGTTCGAGCAGCGCCTCGTCGCCCGGTTTTACGACAATCTTGGGCGCGGTGTCTGGGGGCTGATGTGGAAGGCCATGATCGGCGCCATCGTCATCGTCGCCGCCTATGGCGCGGTGAAAGGGGTGAAATGATGCTGCTGATCTCAGACTACTGGATGGGCCGCGATAGTCGCTACAGAGGCGAACTCACCGGAGTGATCCGCGCCAATGCCGACGATCTGATGCGCAAAGTCAACACACTGTTCGACCTGGCCGGGATAAAACTTGAAGACTCACCGAAGACCGGTTCGCCGATCACATCCGGGTGGCGGCCGCCGGCCGTCAACGCCGCTACAGATGGTGCCGCCGTGCGCAGCAAGCACCTGACCGGCCAGGCTGTGGATCTGTACGACCCGGAAGGCGAGTTAAAGGATTGGTGCGAAAACAATTTATCTGAGTTGGATCGGGCAGGACTTTGGATGGAACACGCCTCTGCCTGTAAAGGGTGGATTCATTTGCAGAGTATTCCGCCACGTTCCGGGCGCAGGATTTTTTATCCGTAGGAGGACGCCATGAAGTGGCTCAAAGACGCGCTCACCGAATCAGACGGCGAAAGCTACGACCACATCCGCATGCTTGCGGTGCTCGCTGTCGTCATCGGCCTTGCGCTGCAAGTCTGGGTGGTCATTCGCTGGACTGGACCAGCCCCGCAGCCGTTTGACTTTCAGGCGTTTGGCCTGGGCCTCGGCGCGACGTTTGCCGGCGTCGGCGCGGCGCTGAAACTCAAACCGGAATCCAAGCAGGAGGGATCATGAAATGGAACGAATGGCTATTTATGCCCTTGTGGCTGCTCTTGTACTCGGTAGTGCTGGCGCAGTTGGTTTTCATCGCGGCCATGCAAGCGCTACCCAGACTTGCGCGCTGGATCGCGCGGCAGCCGTCAAACGCGCGATTGAACAGACCGAATCCATTGCTGCGCAAGACGCTGAAATATCGGCCGGATTCGAGGCCACGCGCACCCGAATCCAGACTGTTTACAAGGACAAAATCGTCGAAGTGGTGCGCGAAATCCCTGCTAATTGCGCTCAGTGCCGCATCGGCCCTGCTGGTCTCGGGCTGCTCAACAACGCCATCACTGGTACAAGTTTCACGCCCCCCGCTACCGGCAAACCTGATCAGCCCCTGCGACCGCCCCCGCCCGCTGATGGATGGCACTTTCCAGGAAGTGGTCGCCAAATTAGTGGAATCGAGCGCAAAACTCTCTGAGTGCGCGGAAAAGCATGAGGCGCTGGTGCGAGCGGTTTCTCCACCCTGACAGCCACTTATTGCCCACCTGATTTCTGACCTCCCGCATTGGCAGCGGGTTTACGACTGATTTGTGCCGGATTTGTTTTCCGACGTTATGCGACAGGTGGTGTCGTCGAATTTAAGTTAGCCGCCACGTTTCGCGGCCTTCTCGCGTTTCCGCTGCAACTTGGCAGCGGCCTCTTTTACCGCTTCATGGTCGTCTGGATGCAACCAGAGTTCCAGTCGGGTAAATCCTGCTTCCTGGCGGCGCTTGCGTAGCGCCGCCATCCTTTCTGTGGCGGGCTTGGCGGTCATCCTTTCATCACCGCCGTTATTTCTCTTGAGTAGCTGTAATTTTTCAAAACCATTTCAGCCGCTTCTTTTTCGTTTTGCGCTCTTATCTTGGTGTCAGACAAAAAACGCGTTCCATTAACCTCAGCTTTGAAGTGAACATGAAACATTTTGTATTCGGTCATTTCGTACTCCTTGCGCGTTGTTGATGGTGTAACTATAGCTCACCGTAACCGGTTACGCAAGAAATAATTTCAATTATTTTCAAGGTGTTTACTGCTAACTCTCAGTTCCAGGCGATGCGGCGCATAACCCCGCGCCGCTCGCCTGAACCTGGGCGTTGGCAGGTGCTGGCTTGGTTTGGCGCGGGTGATGCCATCCAGCCAGGGCAGATCAATATCCAACACTTCACGGTAAAGAAACAGCAGCGCGGCCAGCGCCTGGTTTTGTGTGCTGGCGCTGACGTTGCGCACAGTGGCCAGCGCCGACAAAAACGCTTCGACTTCCGGCGCTCCCATCTCGCGCGGGTGGCGCTTGCCGTGAAAAAAGATGTATCGCTTTATCCACTGCACATAGGATTGCTCAGTGCGCAGACTGTAATGCCGGGTTCGGATCGCCGCGCGCATCTGATCCAATAAACGCGGCGCTTTAGCGACAGTCGTCGCTGTCGCGTTTCGTTCGATAGTTTCAGTCATGGCGCTGGTATCCGGTTTGTTTTCCGACGTTATGCGACATGTGGTGTCGTAGAATTTAAGTTGGGTGACAAGTCGCGCTTGTCAGGCCGGTTATGTCCGGCTGCCCGGCGCTTGCACATGTCCACCAGGTCGCGCA